ATTACAAACAAGTTTGTGTAGTAATACTCGACTGCGCTTTCAGGCGTGCGCTTTATCTGCAACTTGATTTTCATTGTTCTCCTATGTCGGCTTGGAGCCGTTGTTTATACGGTGGTATCTACGCTGTACACGCCACCCTGAAATTCAAGATCCCATTGTGACAATTCGCCCAAAGACGCATTGATCACAGGAATTGATGCAAGGTAAGTGTCAGTCAAAATAAAACCAGGGTTAGTTGCGCCGTCTGCTGCGCTTGTTGGGTTTACTTTTACGGTGCACTTGGTGCCGAGCAATGGTGACAAGATTGCATAGGTCTGACTAGCTGCATATGAAGCGAAAACCGTCAGGGTCAAGCTGTTACTGAACAACCCCGACGTCATGGTGCGGGATGTCTGGCCAAAACTGGTATCTTCCAGAGCCTCCGCGGTCACAACCAAAGATGCGCTAACGACATCGTCGGTAATGTCAACAATGGTGCCAATGGCGCTTCCGACCATTACTTTTGGGTTTGAGAGGTAAGTTGATGCTGGCATGTTTGCTCCTTAAGTTCTGTTCTGATAGTAGATGATTTGTGTTGCTTAGTTGTGGATTATGCGGTCTGGGCTTGGATAGCGCAATCAAGGTCGTAGCACGGATACAACGCGCCACCAATCTCAAGGCTTGACGGACGGCCGGCCATCACGATGATTGACGAGCCAAGCACGCTTGCGACAATGCCCAAAATTGACCGCAGTACCGGCAGACCTGCAGGCCCAGAGCCAATGACCTTGACAGGAAACTCGAGGCGCACAATGTTGCCGTTGCCAGCAAACGTGGTGAAGTTCGGCGCGTCAAGGTACACGCAATTAGGTGCAAGTTTGGTTGGGTCGTTTACAACGCGCAATCCAGATACCGCGGTCAGCGTTGCGGTGACATCATCAATCGCTTCATTGAATAGGTCGGTGTACGACATCAGGCAACCGCTGGACGAGGTATCCCAAGCAACTGCTTGACGATCGGGGTCAGGCTTTGTTGTGGGGCAGAGCCCATGCCATCAAACGTGGCGTAGGTTGACTCTATTGAGCCCCTAGAGCGCCACAGCGCGGCGCAATACATCAAAGTGCCCAATGTTGCGTCACCGCCTGGCGAGGTCGTTAGGGAGTCGATATAGCCCGATTCCTGACGCCTGCGATAACAGAACTGGTTGCCAGCCGACACCGACTGCGTGAGCAACGTGTAATCGTCTGACGGGTTTATGATCGTGATGCCCAAATAGGTCATAACTTGCGCGGCGGTCACCCACGTGCAGACAGGCTCATAAGTGACGGTGCCAGAAGCTGCGACACGCTCAACATCGCTTGCGGTCTTGGCGTAAAGCACCTGATCAGCAATCGGTATCTGGTAGTCGTACAACAGGTCGCCCTGTGTATCAACGCCTAGGAACAAATACTGTGGCAACGCGCGCACCGTGTAGGTGCCGTTAAATGTTGCGTCAACAGAAGCAACCGTGATTGAACTGCCGACTGCAATTTCCGATGGGGTCAGAAGTTGCAGTACGGCAAAGTTGTCAATCAGGTACTTATTAGTAACTGTGTATGTAGCCATGAGCGGTAGCCCCGCTTTCGACTAAGCCTGGGTGATCTTGCGGATCATTCCACCAATTGCAGCAAATGTTGAAACATAGCCGTGGAATGACATGTTGCGTCCCAATACTGCTGGCTGTTCAACGCTCATAAGGCCACGAATTGATTCGTAGAACTCGTAAGCATCGCCTGCACCTTGACCAACGCGGGTGATGATCATGGTCTTGGCAGCGAAGTTGCTGTCAACTACCAACTGCAAGCCGAGTGGGTTGCCGTTCCATGAAGATGCCTGACCGCCACCAAGTGCGTTCTGACCGGTGAGGCCAGCGCCGATGAATGGGAATACTGGACGGCCAGTTGTGTCGGCAAGTTGTCCAAGTTGACCCCATACGTCTGGGCTTACGAACATGTGGGTAGGTGTCCAGTTTCGGTTTGATGAAATGTCAACTGCCGAGTCATAAACAGACTTCAGCAAGTCGGCTACGGTGCCGTCCCAAACGCCTGACGAGTTTGCTGCGGTGAGCAAGTTGTCTGCAGCCAAGTTGTCAGAAGCAATCATGTATTCGCCCATGAGGTCATTCAAGATCAATTGCATTGCTGCAGGTGAAGTGAAGTCAATGTCCTGAACTGACAGCGTTACTTGACCAGCAAGTGTGGTCTTGCTGATTGAATTGGATGCAATCACCATGGTTGTTGCTGATGCTGAACCAAGTTCTGATTGTGATGCAACGCTCGTGTGCGTGGTAATTGTTGGACGGATAAAGGTCTTTGACTGTCCGCTGTCTGGGTAAGCGCGAGCTCCTACAGCATCGACTACTGGACGCAAGAAGTTCAGGTCTTGAACCAATGGCCCAAGTACTGGAACTGGCAAAAGACCAGGTGTGTCAGTCGTAAGCACGTCACCTGCAGCTGCCTGCAATGCGGTGCGCTTTGACGCGCTGTACTCGGCTACTGCAGCGTTCATGTTCTTGAACGTGTCTCCACCGATGTGATAAGCGGCCATGAACTCGCCTGCGGTTGGCAGTACGAACTCACGCTTGGCTTGTGCGAAAATTGGTGCGGTTGGGATTGTTGCCTCAACTGCTGGAACGGTTACTTCTGACATGGGTTCTATCTCCTGTTCTGGGACTACTTCTTCATTTAACACTACTTCTTCTGGCTCTTGGTGGATACTCGCAGCGACGGTCGCGATGTTGGCCATGTCACCAAACGCGCCGATCGGAACGAGCGACAGCTCTGTCCAGTCGGCTGCTTCAATAATCATTGTGCCCGCTTCGTCGTATGAGAATTTGGTTGGGTTTACGCCAACAGATACTTGATCAATGGTGCCGTCGGCAGCCATAACTAGCGCGTCGTTGCCAAGGCTGGTTGCGCTGATCTTGGCGGTAAACAGCATTGCTTCCTCTGTTGACACACGTTCTTGGACAACGCCAACTGGCATTGAAGCGTCGTGGTACATGAACAAGCGTGGTGCTTTGCCTTCGACTGGCAATGAGCCTGGACGGAAGATTACAGCTGTGCCATCCGAAACTGTTGCCGGCACGTTGTAGGGAACTGCGGTTCCGCTGATTGTGCGTCGTGGTGCGTCACCTTTGGCGGCGTCAAGCGTAAAATCTCCTGCTATTAATTTGATCATGATGCGATCTCCTCTTGCGTGTTTTCATTTATGTTTACATCTGTTCTGTCCATGACATCAGCCATGAAGTTCTCTTCCAAGTATTCGTCGGCATCAAACTCCACGTATGTTCCGCGTGGTAGCACGTTGTCCATTGACAAAGCACCAGCGATTGCGTCGGCATACAATTTTACACCAAACAAATACAGGTCTGCTCGAGCCTGCTGTGAAGACTGGTATGAGTAAGCGCCAGTAGCAACACCAACCAAATATGGTGGCACGTTTGCCAAACGCGACATTTCCAAAGCCTGATACTGCGATGCTTCAATAAGCAACATTTTGTCAGGCGTTGAGTTGGTCTCCGTGTACGACAAGTATTCGTTGAGCGCCGCGGTCTGGTTAGTTGCGCGCGCAGCGTTAAACGCCGACGCCAAATCAGCAAGTTCTTGCGCGCTAAGTGGCTCGCCACCAGTTTGCTTAAGCACGCCAGCAGGAATGCTTGACGATGCGTTGCGATTACGAGCTGCTTCAAGTTTGAGCGCAGTCTCAATAGCGTTTGGTGCGGAATAGATTAAACCTTGCGCTGGAGACAAGAATTGCACAAGGTTGTAAGGGTCAATCTCGCCGCCTTGGAAATACACTTGCGATGACGGAGCAAACCAAACAGGGCCAGCCATGTCGGTCGTGGTAACGGAACCTGCAGGCAGTCGAGTAAACGATGCCGGATAGCCGTCGGCGGTGCGTGACGTGATGTACCAAAATGCGCGCCCAAACATCATGAGGTCATCAAGAGTCCACGACATCAAGAATTGAAACGAGACAGTCGGGTCTGGTCGGCGTATCCATGAACGTGGCGCAATGTACACCTTTTCCATGTCATCGCCATTCCACATTTCGTTGTACATCTTCAACGGCATTGAGCCAATAACCGAAGCCATAAGATCGCGCGCGCGATTGATGGTTGGCACGCTGATTGCTTGATTGCGTGCTTCGCCTTCGCGATAGGTGTAGTACTGACCGATCATGTTGACGCCAACATTTGACGACGAGTAACCAGGTGCAAAGCCACCAGCTGCAGCCGCCTTGTTTGGCGCTGGGCTTATTGCTGCTTTTTTGGTTTTGTTAAAGATCGCCATAGTTACCACTCTGCCATATAGGTGGCAACCGCACGTGACTAATCCGATTCCGACAAAAGGCTAGAGCGTGCGGTCGCCGACGAGAATGTTAGTGGTTAACGGCCACGAGCATGGGTTTACCTGAGTGGACTGGTCGCGCACACATGCCAATTCCCCAGACCATCGTTCGGGCTAACTCAATTGGCCCAGGCGAACGCTTGGACGAAAGCACGATCGTGTTGTCGGTGCGAACGGCCACGGCGCGCTGGACGTGTTCTGCTAACAGTTTTTCTCCTGTGTGAAGTAGCCGTGCCTCGGCGATCATGTTTTTGGCTAACGGTGTAAAGCGTCCTAGTTCTGCATAACCAACGACGACTCGGCGGCGCTCAATGTTCGGTGGGCACGTTGCGTCCACGGTTGGCGACAGGGCAAACCTGATTGTTGGGTCTTTGGCAAGTTCTTGCACGTTCTCCCACAGCTCGGTGATTGACTCGGCAATGAATGCGACGGTGACAAGCACCCGACCGTCTGACAGGTTGACGCATCTGGTTGCGCTATATCGAGAGTCATCCAGCGAAGACTCAATGGCGACCACCCCACCGCTAGGCACGTCACCTGTGTACTCCAATGACGGCCAACGCCCTGGCTCAATCCATCCGCGCACAACACTCACCCAAAGGTTTAGGGATGCGCGCAAGAACGACGCCCGATCAGGGTTAGTTGACTCTTGCCTAATTGTGTCCATGTCCAACGTGTGACCGAGCGCAGGATTACCCCACGCCCATGACGCAGGATGCAACGGGTCAAGGCTTGGGTCAGGCGACCATTCCGCCATATACATCGTGGACGGCTCACCTTTGTCAATGGCTCGAATACCAGCTTCACGCCAACGCTGGAACAAGACAGATTCCTCGGTGCCAGCGGTAGAGAAGAAGCAAGCCAAAGGGTTTTTTCTAGCGCGCTGTGCCGGCAACAGACCGCCTTCAACCGAGTCAGGGTTGACGTCAAACAATTCGTCCACGATCACTAAGTCAATGCTCATGCCGTGACCTTGGTTTGGTTTTAATGCTTTGACCCACCACTTGCTGCCGTCTGGCATCGTGGCCTGATAGCGGCCGTACGACTTGACGATCTTGGCGCCGTAGTACTCCTCAAGGATTGGTGCAAGATCATCAAACAACAAACACGCCAAATCCAAACGGTGCGCGCCAGATACAACGGTCTGTTTACCGCCCCTGATCTTGGGCATTTCCACAAGCCAAAACAAAATGAGCGCTTGGATGATTGTGGTCTTACCGTTCTGACGCGCAACCGAGACAAGGCTCGAGCGATGCACAAACCTCTGATCAGCGTCAACCGCAAGCATCCCCTCAAGAGCATGCATTTGCCACGGCATCAGGTCTATGTGTAGCACCTTCTTTGCCATGTCCCCCACAAGTCCAGCTAGTGATCCGGCATGATCAGGGATCATGGTTTCCAGTCTTGGCTGGTCATGGCCAGTTACCGCTGGTTCAGGCTGGTTTGAGCCTTTTGCGACAAATTGTTGGA